GTTGTTCAACTTTGTTATCACTACCTTCAAGAATGCACAAGGACGTAAGCTATCTAGCATTGAGTGTCACGACATCATGTGTAAGATTGGTGAGGTAGTTGTCGTAGGTGGTGTACGTAGGTCAGCCATGATTAGTTTATCTAACTTGTCAGATGATCGTATGCGTCATGCTAAGTCAGGTGCATGGTGGGAGAATGATCCACAACGTGCCTTAGCTAATAACTCTGTGAGCTATACAGAGAAGCCAGATGCTGTATCCTTTATGCGTGAGTGGATGGCACTGGTAGAGTCAGGAAGTGGAGAGCGTGGTGTATTCAATCGTCAAGCAAGTAAGAAGCAAGCTGAAAAGAATGGTCGGCGTGACCCTAACTATGAGTTCGGGACTAACCCTTGCAGTGAAATCATCTTGCGTCCTAATCAGTTCTGTAACCTTACAGAAGTTGTGGTACGTGCTACAGACAGCATGGAAGATCTTGAGCGTAAGGTTAAGCTGGCTACGATTCTGGGAACCATACAATCCACCTACACAAAGTTTCCATACTTGCGTAAGGTGTGGAACAAGAACACAGAAGAAGAGCGTCTGTTGGGTGTGTCACTTACAGGGATAATGGATAACTCCTTGATGACTATTAAGAACAAAGGCTTGGAGAAGACTCTTGAACATCTTCGTGGGATTGCTGTATCTACTAATGCTGAATGGGCTAACCGTCTTAATATACCTGTGGCTGCTGCAATTACATGCGTCAAACCATCGGGCACGGTCTCACAACTGGTGGATAGTGCCAGTGGCATACATGCTCGCCACAGTCCCTATTATATCCGTACTGTGCGTGGTGATAATAAAGATCCGCTAACACAGTTCATGACAGATCAAGGTATCCCTAGTGAGCCTTGTGTTATGAAGCCAGATCAAACCACAGTATTTAGTTTTCCTGTAAAGTCTCCGACTAAGGCAGTGGTTACTGAAGATATGACAGCCATTGAGCAACTAGAGACTTGGTTGATGTATCAGAGATCGTGGTGTGAACATAAGCCTAGCGTTACGATAAATGTACGAAAAGATGAGTGGTTTGAAGTGGGTGCCTTTGTGTACAAGTACTTTGATGAGATGTCAGGTGTATCCTTCTTGCCTTACAACGAACACACTTATCAACAAGCACCTTATCAAGAAATAAATAAGGATCACTACAAAGACTTGCTTTCTTCAATGCCCTCTGCTATTGCTTGGAGTGAGTTGGCTAACTACGAGAAGGAAGATAACACAGTCTCAATGCAGACAATGGCCTGTACAGGTGATGTCTGTGAGATGGTAGACATAACCTAAGGAGATGTAAGATGTATGTTCTAGTGCTCATAATGTTTTTTGAAGATAGGTATAAGATCCAAGGTCACGATACGTTCTTTCCAAGTCAGCTTGCTTGTCATCAGTTTGCAGCCCCACTTAAAAAAAGACTTATGGACACTAGACCTTCACCTAATTCTGATGTAAAATACTACTGTTTTGAAATACCTAAAGAGGTTTAAATGAAATACGATCCCGTGAATAGCCCAGCGCATTACAAGTTAAGTGGTGGGATAGAGTGCATTGATTATATTAAACAGGTACTAACTCTTGATCAGTTCATAGGTTACTGTCACGGTAATATGATTAAGTATCAGCACAGGTACATGTACAAGGGTAACCCTGTGCAGGATATGGAGAAAGCAGAGTGGTATTTAAACAAGATGCTAGAGGCAATGGAGGAGAAACATAAATGAGGCCATACGAAGAAGGTATAAAAGACTTTAGGGAGGGTAGCTTAGGCAACCCTTACAAGGTCAATACAAAACCTAACAGGGAGTGGGAGATGGGCTTCAACAAAGCTTACTTCCGTAATCTTGAGAGAGTAAAGCTGAATGAACAAAAACAAAAAGAGTCTTGAAGAAGAGGCCAAAAGTTACAGGCAGAAAAAAATAAAGCCACCGCTTAAGAACAAAGCACTTACATCTCGTAGGTACTTAGCTGGTCAAGCGATGGCTGCACTATTATCAAGGTCTCCAGGTCATGTTCACAGAGGAGATATAAAACGTGAGTCATATGATTGGGCGGACTTCATGTTAGAGGATGATGATGAATAACAAAAGGGGGCTTCAAGTGGCCCCCTTAAGTTTATTCTAAGTCAGAGAAAAATATCTCGTCGTAGTTTTTTAACAGTATCTTAATTCTATTGAGTTGTAGGAGACCATCTTCTGTTTGTAGTAGGTCTTCTAAGTCACCCTCTATGCCAAGGGTGTCCATAATATTTTTTACTTTATCTTTATCTTTACCAGATAAAACTCTTACTAAATTAACTTGACTAGGTAAACCTTCCTCCACTACAGAAGTTACTTTAGTTCTAACTTCTGACTTAATTCTTTCAAGAACTTCTGTCTGCTCTTCTGAAGATAAATCAAAGTAGTCCATCTTTTTAGCTTGAAGTTTTCTTAGGGCTTTTAGTGCAGCTACTTCAAAGTAAGGTGCAGCTATTGCATCCATTTGATTTTTTATTTCTGGTGGTCCACTAAATCTTATAGCCTCCCAGTATTGCTGTCCAGCAACATTCATCATTTTTTCAATTAAGTTTGGATTACTTATTTCTCGTGTACCAAAGATCTGTTTTCCTATGTCTATCTTCCTATCGGTACCTCTAGTTGGCCTAGCTCTCTCAGGAAGTTTATTTGATGTGCCTGTAATGTTGTTTATATATTTCAACATTTCGTTTACTTTTGCTGAACCTTGTCTTAAGTCAGGGTTCATATTACTGTCCGACACCATACCCCACACTTGATTGATAGGATCAAGGGGGCGTGTTATACCTTGTATAGGCCTAGATAAAATTGGAACTGCAGCTGCAACAATGTACTCTGGTATAGTTTCTGCATCTGAAAGATCTTCACCCATAGTACGAAGAGTCTTACCAACATCATCTAAGTCTCTAACTATCTGACCACCAAGTTGAAGCTTTAACTCTCTAAACAATCCCTCTGGTACTTTAGATCTGTCGTAGTCAAGAGGATTGTTGCTCCCATCTAATCCATGAGCCACAATCTGAGACATTAATCTTATTTGAGATGCTGGCCAGTCATACTGTCTGTCTTGGATACTGCCATCACTTTGAAGATCTTGATTATGTGCAAGTCCATTTTCTATTCTATCTCTTGCACCCCCATTAGCAACTACCCCAAGGGTAATTAAACTGATACCAGTGGCTACTTTACCTAAGTCCTCTGCGCCAGATGGTGTAGTATAATCTAGGTTTTTACCTGTTGCTCTTCTGTAAGCATGTACCATACCATTAACGCCAGACAAGTCTCCCAGTGTTGCAATAGTGGTATTAAAAAAGCTACCAAAAGGTACTACAAAACCCACAGGTGTCCTGTTAGTAATGGTCTCTAATTGTCTGGCACTAGCTCTTAAGGCACTGTTTCCAGGTAGAGTTGACCAGTTTACAGAGGCAGTCTCCCGCATAGTACGGTAGGCAGCTATCTCTAGGATCTCTTGAAATTTAGGCTTAGACATTTCTATGGCTGTCCAGTTCTCTTTATTTCTAGAGAAGAACTCCTCAGGAGTCATGCCATAAGCTTTCATGATCTGTTGATTTAAGTTTGTACCAAAAGACCAACGCTTTGTTAGATCATCCTGCATCCTAACTAATGCAATAGTTTGTGCACCCTTTGTTACTGCATCAGCAGTTTTCCATGCAATAGCCTCACCTTTACTAGTTTTATCTAAGTTAAAGTCCGCAAATGCATCTCTTACACCACCGTCACCAGCAACATCCCTAAATAATTTTTCAGCTATCTTAGGGTTTAAGTTTAAAATCTTGTCCGCATATTCCATAGGTATGTCTGGAGATACAATATCAAGTCCACGACGAACAGCTCCAAGACTAGAACCATATGCTTTGTTAAAATATTTTGTTGCTGCCTCTTCATTACCAAGCAACTTAAAGAACTTACCTTGGCTAAGTTCTATAGAGGCTGTGAACATATCTGCAGCAGTGTTAATTCCAACCAACTGCGCAAAACCTTTAAGGTTAGCACCAGTAGTAGATAGGTGAGAGGTCAACATCCTTTTATAAACAGATAGACTAAACTGCATACGCTTAGGGTCTTTACTACTACCACCACCCTTAATACTTTCTAAGGTTTCTTTAGGTGACATACCCAACCCTACTGCATCACCTACAGTCCTAATCAATCTTAAAGATTGACCAGCTAATCTAGATTGATTTGCAAAATGTGCTACTAGGTCTGCTGAAGTTGCCTTATTACCTCTGACAACATTACCACCCTCACCTATAAAATTTAACTTGTAGCCAGTATCTTTCTCAAACTTGTTTATAAACTGGGACATCTTGTCGTCAGGAATAAAACTTAAAGTTTGAGCAAGCACTGCAGACCTGTTACCATACTTCTGTTCTAAAGCTGCGTGACTGGTAAACCCAGCCTTGTTAAGTATGGGGGCATAACCTGGGGTGTTAGTTTCAGGATCACCCCTAAATAAGTAACTAAAGAAGGCGTTGGTTGCTTTTGCGTCTGTATATTCTTGGTCTGTAGATTTTAGTG